AAATTATATGGAACCTATATCTAAAAAGCTACATTAAGTGGGTATATCCCCCTCTCTCACCAGACTCTATTAATTATACCACAGGTTTGCAAATCTGTAAACCCCTAAAATGCATAAAAGTGCAATATTTTTTAAAAATAACTGTAAAAAAGTGTTGTACAAATCCTTAGAATTAGTTTATAATAATAACTAATAATATACACTAGGAGCTATAATATGACTAAAAAAATCAAGCCTAGAGATAAGCCACATTATGTCAACAATAGAGAATTCTCTCAAAAAGTTGTTGAGTATGTAGAAACTGTACGTCAAGCTGAAGCAGAAGGTAAACAACTTCCAGTAGTAACAAACTATATTGCTAATTGCTTCCTTAAGATTGCCGAAGGCTTGTCTCACAAATCTAATTTCATTCGATATACTTACCGTGAAGAGATGGTAATGGATGCTGTAGAAAATTGTTTGAAAGCAATTACAAACTACAACATTGAAGCTGCCACTCGTACAGGTAACCCTAATGCTTTTGCATACTTTACTCAGATTTGCTATTATGCGTTTTTACGTCGTATTGCAAAAGAAAAGAAACAGCAAGACATTAAATTTAAGTGGATTGAAAAAGCCTCAGTTGATGAATTCTTAGAAGCAGGTTTTGATGGCGATTCTGACCAAGGGCGCTATTTTGTTGACCAACTTCGTTCTCGTATCGATAAAGTAAAAGATACTGATAAGCAAATTAAAGACTTTGCTAAAGAAGAAAAGATTCGAGAAAAGAAAGCAAAAGGCATTGAGTTATTCATGGGAGATTGATATGGGACTAAAAGAAGAATTTATTTCTTATTGTGAATGGCAAAGAACAGCAGATGAACTATTAAGATCTCAATCACCTAGTTCTAATTCTGTAATTCAGGCTTTTGAAAAAGCTAATACTATGAAAAAATCCATTATGGATAAACTTGAGGCTATTGATGAAGCTCGCAATTATTAACGATACTCATTGTGGAATTAGAAATTCATCTGAAATTTTTATTAAAGACCAAGAGAAGTTTTATTCTGAAGTCTTTTTTCCATACTTAAAAGAAAATAACATCAAGCAAATTCTCCACCTTGGAGATTATTACGACCATCGTAAATTTGTAAATTTTAAAGCTCTTAATTCAAATCGCAAAGTATTTTTAGATACTCTCAAACGCGAGGGTATCCATATGGATATTATTCCAGGAAACCACGATGTTTTTTATAAGAATACGAATGATTTATGCTCTTTGAAAGAACTACTTGGTTATTATACTTCAAATGTAAATATTGTAATGAAGCCAAAAGTTCTTGATTATGATGGTTTGAAAATTGGTGTAGTACCTTGGATCAATTCTGAGAATTATGCTGAATCAATTGAGTTTATTAAAAAATGTCCTGCTCCAATTCTTGGCGCACACTTAGAACTTATTGGTTTTGATTTAATGCCTGGAATGCCAAACACTCATGGTATGAGTTCAGAAATTTTTGAACGTTTTGAGTTGGTAATGTCTGGCCACTTTCATACTAAATCAAGTCAAGGGAATATTCATTATCTTGGTAATCAAATGGAGTTTACTTGGTCTGATTGTAATGATCCAAAGTATTTCCATATTCTTGATACCGAAACCCGTGAACTCACACCCGTAAGAAATCCAAACACATTGTACAAAAAAGTATTTTACAATGATGAAAAAAATGATTATAATAATTATGATACATCGTCTCTTATAGACAAATTTGTTAAACTAATTGTAGTAAAGAAAACTGATCCATTTTTGTTTGATAGATTTGTAGATCGTATTCAGAATGAAGATATTCATGAATTAAAAATTGCAGAAACATTTGAAGAATTTACTGGCGATAATGTAGATGATGAATCTGTATCAGTAGAAGATACCACCGATCTTCTTGATTCATATGTTGAAGCAGTAGAAACAGATTTAGATAAAGGTCGTATTAAGAATTTAATGCGTACTTTATATGTAGAAGCGCAGGCTACAGAATTAGTATGATTTATTTTAATAATGTAAGATGGAAAAATTTCTTATCAACTGGCAATGATTGGTCGGAGGTTCAATTAGATAAATCTCCAACCACCCTAATTGTTGGCCAAAATGGCGCAGGAAAGAGTACTCTTCTTGATGCTCTTTCCTTTGCTTTGTTTGGTAAACCACACAGAAATATTAATAAGCCTCAGCTCATTAATTCCATTAATAATAAAAATTGTGAGGTTGAAGTAAACTTTACAATTGGTAAACATAAGTTTAAAGTTGTTCGTGGTATCAAACCAGGAAAATTTGAGATCTGGCAAAATGACAATATGATTAACCAATCATCTACTGCTAAAGATTATCAAAAGTTTCTTGAGCAAAATGTGTTAAAACTTAATCATAAATCTTTCCATCAAATCGTTGTTCTTGGTTCAAGCTCATTTATTCCATTTATGCAATTACCAGCTCAGCATCGTAGAGATGTGATTGAAGACTTACTTGATATTCAAATCTTTTCTAAAATGAATCAAATTCTTCGTGAAAAAGATACCAAACTAAAAGAAGAAATTAATAATATTACTTATGAATATGACTTGAATAAAGAAAAGATTGCTCTTCAGAAAAAATATATTCGTGATATTACCGAGTTGAATGAAGATCAAATCGCTAAAAAGGTTGATCAAATCGATGCTAATAATGATGAGATAGAAGAATTAAGTAAAGTTAATGAAGATCTATCTACGGAGTTATTACAATTGCAAGAAGGATTAGATGATGAACTTAAAGAGGCGCACAATAAAAAGCAATCGCTCTTGCACTATAAAGCGCAGTTCCAAACACAAGTTAAATCAGTTGTCAAAGACGCTAAGTTCTATGAGGAAAACGCCGTTTGCCCAACATGCTCCCAAGATATTGACGACGATCTTAGACACGAAAAACTCTCCATTGCCCAGTCCAAGGCCAAAGAACTTAACGAAGCAATTCTTGATGCATCTGAACAGTCGACTGTTGTGGAATCAACTATTGAACGGCTCAATTGCGTTTCAGAGCAGGTCAGAGAAAATGCGTCGAGTATATCATCTAATAATTCTACAATCACCAGGCTCCAAGGACAAATACACGATCTTCAGAACGAGATAGATAGTCTTCAAGGATCCGGCGGTGATTTGAAAAAAGCTAATGAAGAGCTTAATATTTTAAATGAAGCTCGCAATGTTTTATCAGAAGAAAAACTAAAGTTAGTTGATAGTAGATCATATAATCAAGCAGCTTCAGAAATGCTTAAAGACACAGGCATCAAAACCAAAGTAATTAAGCAATACTTACCAGTTATGAATAACTTGATTAATAAATATCTACAAGTTTTGGATTTCTTTGTTTCATTTAATTTAGATGAAAGCTTTAATGAGACTATTAAATCACGCCACCGTGATTCATTTAATTATGCTTCGTTTTCAGAAGGTGAAAAGCAAAGAATTGACTTAGCGTTATTATTTACTTGGCGGCAAATTGCAAAGATGAAAAATTCAACATCTACAAATTTGCTAATTCTAGATGAAACTTTTGATTCGTCTCTTGATCACGATGGTATTGATAACTTAATGAAGATCCTTTATACACTTGATGATAATACAAATGTATTTGTTATTTCTCATAAAGGCGATTTATTGGATGGTAAATTTAGAAGTAAAATTGAGTTCGTAAAAGAGCATAACTTCTCAAAAATAAAGAAAGTAGCATAATGAATAGATATGATATATTTACAGATTTTTTTACAAAAGAAAATTATTCAAGTAAATTAAATTTAGATATTCTTAAGCAAGAAGTATTTTCTTATATTGATAATTATGATCCGAATGGAAGAAAAGTTAGTAACCACGGTGGGTATCAATCAAATGATATAAATTATAATATCGTATGTGATAATTATCCAGAATTAGTAAAGTTGTTAAATTTAGTTACAGAAGATACTAATAAATCTATTAATTCCAGTAATTTACGTATTGCTAATGCATGGATTAATATTAATAAAAAAAATAATTTCAATATAATGCATTCGCATCCAAAATCAGTTATGTCTTCAACATTTTATCTAAGTTTATCTAATCAGCATATAAATGATAAAGAAGGTTCTTTTGCATTTTTTAGATCAAGAGAGTTTGACGATTATCTACTTTTCGAGCATCTTGATAATCCAGATATAGAAGATAAGTATTCGAAAAGTCAGTATTTAATATCACCTAATATAGGGGATATTATATTTTTTCCTTCTCATTTACTTCATTCTGTATATCCACATACTTCAGATGAAGACAGAATATCAATAGCGTTTAATTCAATGAGAGTATAATTATGAAAATATTGCCAAATAGTCACCCTATGTTGAATAAGGTGTTACCACCAATAAATCCTGTGAATATTGAAGAATTACAAGAAGTGGCTGATAAGCTATATAAGTTTGTAGATAAAAATGGTGGTGCTGGATTAGCAGCTAATCAAGTTGGAATTGATAAACGTATGTTTGTTGTAAAATACGAAGATTATCAGCAAACATTTATTAATCCACAGATTACATGGTATTCAGATCGAAAGCTTTTGTTGGAAGAAGGTTGTCTTACATATCCAGATCTTTTTATGAATGTAAAACGTCCAGATGCTATTCGAATGACTTTTATTGATTACGAAGGTAAAAAGCAAGAAGAGCAACTATTCATGGGAGTCACCAATAGAATTATTCAACATGAGTACGACCACATGGAAGGTAAGTTCTTTTGGAGTCATTTATCAAAGGTTCAAAGAGATCGCTGGAATAAAAAATTAAAAAAAATTGAAAAAGCAGCTTAAGTTATTGATTTATAAAGAAAATTTTTTTTTCACAAAAGGGTTTACATTTGCTGAGAGTTGTGATAGAATATATCTATCAAATGGAGAAACAACATGGCAACTCAGTCAAAATCAATCTTAGCTAAACTTCTAGCTAACGAGAATATTACTGTACAATATGGTAATTACCAAACTGCTTTCTTTGATGTTGAAAAGCGGGTTTTAGGTCTTCCTCTTTGGAAAGATATGAGTAAGTCTCTAACTGATCTTTTGATTGGTCATGAAGTTGGTCACGCCCTTTTCACTCCAGCAGATGGATGGCATGACTCTACCATTAAAATTCCTGGATGCCCACGTTCATACGTGAATGTTGTTGAAGACATTCGTATTGAAAAGAAAATTCAATCAAAATATCCAGGTTTAGTGCGTGCATTTAAATTGGGCTATAAAGACTTATTTGATAAAGACTTCTTTGGAACAAATAATCGCGAAATCTTAAGCTACTCACTTGTTGATCGCATCAACATTAAAGCAAAACTTCGTGATTTAATTGAAGTTCCTTTTACTCAAGAAGAACAGCCTTTAGTTAATATGGCTATGAGTGTTGAAACTTGGGAAGATGTTCTTAACACATGTCGTGTTTTATTTGAATATATGAAAGAGCAGCAGGAGAATAATAATGAGAATGGTAAGTCGAATTCTTTACAAGATCAAGATGAATATAGCGAAGATCAGGACGAAGATTTATCTATGGGAAGTCAATCGAGCTCTGAAGAAAATGGAGAGGAAGATGAAACTTCCGAAGAACTGGGATCAGAAACCATAAACGCATCTGGTGAGCCTACTGTAGATGGCCAAGAGCAAGAAGCTGGAGATATTTCTAATAACAATGTATCTCCAGAAACTGTAGAAACAGATGATGCTTTCCGTGGAAATGAAAAGCAGCTTTTAGATCAAGACGAACATGGACGTCAACCTCTTTATGTTCGTTCAATTACTCGTAATCAATATAAAGAAATGTTGTTTACATATAGTGATGTGCAAAAAAGTCGTAAAGAGCATCAAAGCACACATCCAGTTTTAATTGAAGAAGATTATAAATCTTTTCTTGACGAAACAAAACGTACAACTGGTCTTATGGCTAAAGAGTTTGAAATGCGTAAAGCTGCATATCGTACTCAAAGAGCTCAAACTGCTCGTACAGGAGCTTTGGATGTAAGTAAGCTTTATAGTTATAAGTACAACGACGACATTTTTGCAAAAGTAACTAATCTGGCAGATGCTAAATCTCATGGCATGATTATGATGATTGATTACTCTGGTTCTATGGATCGTATCTTAGGTGATACTATTAAGCAAACATTAAACCTTGCAATGTTTTGTAAAAAAGTAAATATTCCTTTTGAAATCTATGGCTTTACATCTGGTGATGGTTGTGGTCGTAAATATTCACCACTAAATGAAGGTGATGTAGATCACCAAGATACACGCATTTTTGAATTACTTAATTCCTCTATGAAAAAGCCAGTTTATGAAGAAGCTTTCAAAATGCTATATCTTCGCTCAATTGACTCTCCATATTATTCATGCTTATCGCGCATTGAAGCTTTTGGTGGTACTCCATTGAACGAAGTTTTGATGGCCACAGATTTTATTGTATCAGATTTCCGTGCTAAGTTTCCAGTTCAAAAAGTTAACTTTGTTTTACTTACTGATGGTGATGGAAGAAATGTTCGTGTTCAGCACTCATGGAGTGCAAAGTATTCATATGATATGACGATTGATAAGAATGGTAAGCTATCTAAAGTCAGCCGCCGTTCAGTACCATGTACTACACACTTATTGAACGAATTAAGAAAGCGTGGAGTGACTACCATTGGTTACCGTCTTGCAGAACGCAGCTATGATTTCAATAGTGCAATATGGTCTACATCAAACCGCTTTATCGATAGCGATGAAATGAAATCATTTCGTAAAGCTTATAATAAGCAAAAGTTCTTATCAATGGATGATACTATTGGATACGATCGCTATTTTGTTATTAAAGCAGATCGTAAATCTCTGGACACAGATATTGAAGATCTTGAGATTGATCCAAATGCTTCAAAGGCTCAAATTACAAAAGCTTTCAAAAAGCATGCAAATTCTAAAAAAGGCAATCGAGTTTTAGCTACAAGATTTGCAGAAATAGTTGCATAAAAATGCAAAAAATGTGAAAAAAACTGTTTACATTTGCTTCCAGTTGTGATAGAATATTACTATAATATGATGATGGAGACTATATTATGATTAACACTCGTGAACTTATGACTGAACTAGGTCGCGTATATCCAAATCGCACTGATTTCAAACCACAAGAAGTTATTGACGTAGCAAAAACGCTGGGTCTAAAAGCTAGCCCAGTGTATAAATATGTTACGTCACAACCAAAAGTCAAACGAGGCGTATACAGCTTACAAGCTGAAATATTGCCCTTTAATCAAGAGGAAAAAGCGCCCATGAGTTCAGTAGTATCTTCGATCGTGAATGACGAAGTATTCATTCCAGAAAAGGAAGATACTTATGTTGCATGGGGCAACTTTAAAGATGTAGAGAAAATTATTCAATCTCGCATTTTCTATCCTACTTACATTACTGGTCTTTCTGGTAATGGTAAAACAATGATGGTCGAGCAAGCTTGTGCTCGAGCCAATCGCGAATATGTACGAGTTCAAATAACTCCTGAGACAGATGAAGATGATCTGATCGGTGGATTCCGCCTCGTCAATGGTGAGACCGTATTTAATAAAGGTCCTGTCATCAAAGCAATGGAACGTGGCGCCATTCTCCTCATCGATGAAATCGATCGTGGATCAAATAAAATCATGTGTCTTCAAGGAGTGCTCGAGGGAAAGCCAATTCTCATCAAAAAAACTGGTGAGGTCGTTTCTCCTTCATCTGGCTTTAACGTGATTGCTACAGCAAATACTAAAGGCAAAGGCTCCGATGATGGTCGTTTCATTGCTGCGACTATTATTGATGAAGCCTTCCTTGAGCGCTTTACAATCACCCTCGAGCAACCCTATCCTACTCCTGCTACAGAAAAGAAAATCATTATTAAGCATATGGAGAAATTCAATTGTGTAGATAAAGAATTTGCTGATCTTCTTACTGTGTGGAGTGAAACTATTCGAAAAACATTTGAAGATGGTGGTGTAGACGAAATTATTTCTACTCGTCGTTTATGCCATATTGTTCAAAGCTTTTCGATCTTTGAAGATCGTCAAAAATCTATTGAGTTGTGCGTTAACCGTTTTGACGAAGATACTAAGGAAGCTTTTGTTGACTTATATTCAAAGGTTGATGTACAACCAGAGGCATCTGTAGATAATGAAGATGCTAATTTAAATGATATTTTGGAGGCAGCCCTCAATGGTTGATTATAAATTTAATGAAGGAGCTCTAATTCAAGAGCTCCAAGACTATATTGATGATACATATGATGGTCATTATTCAAAAAACCAGTTTCAATCTACTGAGTTTATTATTGATTGTGGTCATGGTATGG